ACGTTCATTCTGTTGCATGCTGGCACGGATACGGGCCTGTTGACCTGGATCCTGTGTTGAGGCTAACTGTTGTTGAAAGGTCGATTGATAATTTTGTGTTTTAATTATTTCATCATAGGCCTGCTGTAGTCTTGGTTCCACGGTAAATTCCATGGCCAAGGTCAATCCTTCTTGTTGGGCTCGATGTCCTTTTAGGTATTCATCAAATTCACTTTTTTGGATCTTTAATTGTCGTGCTTCTTCGTGTATTGCTCCACCTTGACCTAGAATACTAGCAGCCTTTCGGGCGTCAATAACGACCTCTTTACCATTGCGCAGGAACTTGAACTTGGCGTTCGGATTGGTTTCTGCAAATTCGATAAAGTCGATCAGTTCTTCACTGCCGGTGTCAGCTTCAGCGGGATTTACCTGTTCTGGGATCTCTGCTTCTTCTGTGCTGTCTGCATATTCGGGATAATCGGTATCCGCAACTTCTGGCTGGCTTTCGCCATTTGGTGCCACAGGCTCTTCTGTGATTGCCTCATCAGAAACTCCTGTCTCGGTGCCGTCGGTAGCTCTAAGCTGGTTACGCTGTGTCATTGCTTTCATTGCGTCCATCTTAGCGGCTATTGCGTCCAAACCTGCAACCGCATTTGTATCAGTGGCCGTAGCTGGGCTATTAGGCGTGATTTCTTGTGTCATTAGTGTTGTCTTTCATTTGTATACACAACTGGGTCCTGGGGATTACCAGTGGTTGTGGCCTGATTAGTGACCACCCTGTTTTTCATATACACTGCTCGTTGCAGTGCGGCTACGAAACCATCTATGCCGGCCAATTGATTGCTGAGAGCAACACGGCGGCTGTTATCTTCTTCTCGATGACCTGTGACACCTGTTATGGCATCCAGGATTTCAAATTTGTATTGGTGAACAAACAAGGCAAAGTCTCTATTCTTTAGTAAGGCTTCGGCATTGCTACCTTGACTCTTGACCTGATCCAGCTGGCTGGGCTTCATGGTCTTGATAGTGTTTAAATCCACCGTGAGTCTACTATTAAAAGCGTCTATAGTTTCAGCTGTGAGCATTATTGATATACCTTGGGATCACCAGATGCAACAGCCATGAAATCCAGTTGACTTTCTGCGTCCTGTCCGGTCATTTCTGCGCGGATCTGTTCAGTCTTGGCAGTGTTCAATTCAGCACTGCTCAAATCTTTCTTGGCAGCAGGATCAGGTTCACGGTTCTTGGCTGCTTCGGCGGCTTGTTGGATCATGGCTACAACTTCTTCCTCTGTGGGCAAGTATGTATCGGCGTCTTTTACACCCAACACATAAAGCGTGTCCGCAAACGGTCTCTTGATCTTGGCATACATGGCAGGATTTAGTGTGCCGTTCTGTGCCATCTGTTGCACCTGTGTGTATAACTGTGTTTGTGTTTGGTTGATCACTTGCTGACGCTGTAGCTGATTCTCTTCCGAACTCATGCCCAGAGCCAATTCCATGTGTATCTGTTTGCGTTCACAAAAGTCCATGTTGTCCCAGGCCTCATAGTCCATAAAAATGGGTTTCTTTTCTGGGTGAAACTGTTGTGCCATTTTCTTTACGCTGTAGTCATCACCGTATTGTATGAGTGTTCGCCAGACCAACCAGATGGCTTCTTTGAGACCATCAGCCGCATTGCGAACAGCATTGTCTTGTATGATCTGATTGGGACCCAAGGCCAGTTGTAGCTTGGCAGCACTGTTGCCCTTGGCCATGACTTCAGGATTGAACACATCTTGTGGTGTGGTCATACCAATAATGGCCGCAGTATCTTGTTGCATGCGGGTCATTGCTACTTCGACGAATTGTAAATTGCCAGCTGGAGGCGGCATTGGATAGATGTCTGTGGCTGGATCGAACTTGCTGTCTAGAATAAAGATAGCAGCTTCGCCATCCTGTATCATTTCAAAGTCGACCTTGTCGGGTTTGACACCTATTCGGGGTGTTGCTGTGAGTAAGCCCAACTGTATCTCTGCACGGCTGGCACTTGTCATGTATTCCTGCATGGGGATTACGCTTTCTGCGATACTCATGCCGTAGAAGTTGCCAGGTAGGGGCTTGGGACACATGTTGGCCACCGGAATAAACTCCACTTCCTTGGCACTAATGATGTAGCTGCCGGAATATACTATCTCAACTAACTCCAATTCACCATCACCATCGATGTCGTAACGATCCCAAACAGTGAGAATGGTGATCTGACGACTGTCTGGATCAGCGCCTACGCCAGATTCAACAGGAATACCCATCACAGGCACACTATCTCTAGCGTGTATGGCCAAGTTGTTTAGCACACTACCGGCCTGGTAAGCACCATTTTGGTTGTATTCAGCATGCATACGGAACTCGTCCATGTGATCTTGCAGTTCAGGATAGACCTGCACTGCTTCTTGTATGCTCATTGGATCGTAAAAGCCACAAAAGGCCTGATCTCGCATCTGTTGCACAGTGGGATCACAGATCCAGTAGTGCTGTGCAATACCTCTGAATCGGATTTGCAGGCTCCAACCGGTCAACTTGTATTTGGCTGCGTATATGGTGTTGCGTGTGATGGCTTCACTCATGGCATCTTCGGCCTGGTCCAGTTCCACATCTGGTGCATCCTGATCAAATTCTTCTCCGGCTTGGCCAGCTGACGCGGCATCAATTCGATATTGTAAGTCTGCTTCACGTTGAGCTTCGGGTATGCCAGCAACCATTTCTTGTGTTTCCTGTAGCACAGCGGCCATGTCAACGCTGACTCGACGACGGCTCTGCCGTAGCACTGTAAGACCGCTATCCTCGGCTTGTGCTTCAAATGCTCGCAGTTGATCGGGAGTGCCGGTGATGTCCACATAACGCACAATCTGTTCTCTACGTGGTAGTATCATCATCATGCCATTCTTGTGCATACAGGCATCCATGATCCAGCGTTGCAAGATAAAGTGTGGATCGTTTTCTTCGTTGATTATTCTGCTGACCATTTCGGTAGCTTGGCGTGCGGCTTCACTATCTGTTTCAGTGTTGGGAGCAAAGTCAAAGTGTATTTCACCGTTGGGAGCAAGTCCTTTGGCAATCACAGCAGTCACATAATCCACAGCTGGTTTGACCACAGGATGGATATAATCCAGGCCGTTTACAGGTGCAGTGCTTTCGCTAACTGCCAGACATAGGTAATGATAGTCGCTGGCTCTATTCACAGCGTTTTTGGTGCCCAGATATCTCAAATAACTGGCACACTTGGTATCCAACTGACCTTTAAGTTTTACAAACCGCGCAAGTGTGCGGTTGTTGGTGTTCAGTTGCATTAGGACTTTGTTGCGGATGTTTAACATTCAGTTGGCCTCGGTGTATCTTATTATTTAGTGGCAATTTAGTTCTGTGGATTGTATGTACTTTTCCATTCCGACTTCTTGATTTCAGGTGCTCGCACTTGACCTCTGAACGCACGCATACGCTCTTGACTGGTTCTGTTGTCCCAGGGTTCGGCCAGATCGTTCAGGCAACCCAACAAGGCATATCTAGCACTATCTATAGTGTCATCCGGATCGCTGAAGCGTCCTTGTGGATCCACATAGTAGTTTTGTGCTTCACGCAGGAAATCCACACAGTTTTCGTTGATCATTAACGCACCTGATTCCATCATTTGACGCATGGCGTTTATGCCATAGGCTTTATGATTGGTTATTCTACCTTCACTGTCAGGTGGATTGGCAATGGGTTTTGAGATCACATTCAGTTCGTAACTTTCAAACAGTTCTCTAATGCTTTGAGCACTCATGGTATAGCGACCCGGCGTGCCGGCATCGGGTGGCAGCACTATGGGTGTGCCAAACACTTCAGGTCGCATCAAGTGCTGTATGTAATTGGTGGGATTGGCTTCTTCCAGGCCACTTACACAGATCTGCCTGTGTAACCAGGCCGTGCGTTCCGCAGGATGCCAATACATCAAGGTGATAACTGTGCGATCATTCACAAGACCCAGGTCTAATGCAATTACTCTGCGTATGCCGTTCATGGCTCTAAAGTCGTAGTCGCCAGTTCTGTATGTGGGCCAGGTCCGGATCTGAAACACAGCACCTTGTCCCATTACAGGACGGCCAGCTATACGGGCTTCACGCTCGTGTGGCAAGTAATCTCGCTCTAACTGATCTCGTGTGCTTTGTAACAGGAATGGTTCCGACCAAGGATCCAGTTCAGGCACATCAGTCCAGGCCACACGCACAAAGTCGTAGCCGGTTTCTCGATTCCAGAACTTTGAGACCAGACCATTCAGTCCTTTGAGTGGGGTGAAGCTACATAGGACCTGTCCTTGTGTAGTAGCAGTCCGCGTAACAATTTCACTAAAAAAGTCATCTGGTGGTTGTTCATCAAATACGGCAAGGTTGAGTTTGAATCCCTGCATCTGCCTAACTTCTTGAGTGTAATTAGCAAACAGTAGATAGCTAGTTCCACCGGTAGCATGACGGATTTCCACGCCCATACAATTAGCGCCATCGTTGCGCATAGTGTCCATGATGATACAATCCCTAGGTATCGCACCGGTTCCAATATTTGCTGTAATTTTGACATCGTGACTCCCTAACAGTTCGTTTTGTAATACTAGAGCAACTTGGCTCCAACCCTCGCCAGCAACCATAGCTGTGATAGCGTGAGTATACCTATGACCACGCCACCAATCAGGATAGATGCCGACGAGGTGCATAGCTGTTTCATAGCAAGTTGACACAGTCTTGCCGATACGATTTGCAGCCAATATACCACGACGCGGTGCGTCCTTGGTTTCGAAAAATCTTTTTTGGTGTTCAAATGGTCTAAAATATTTCAACTGATTATACTGCATGTCATCAGCCACACTAATGGCCAAGTCTTCAAATCCTGCTCTAACATCTGTGCTCATGTGCGCAAGACTGTCCGGAGTGAGTGCATGACTGTCCATGACCCATCTTACTGCCCTGCGCATGAGCACAGCACTATCGATCATGCAAACAGTCCTGAAGCCTGTAACGGATGTGTGTGTTGATACCAGGCTGCTATTCTTTGTTCACTGATGGCAACATAAGCAGGATCTAGTTCAATGCCGGTGTAGTCATAGTCTAGTTCCACTGCGGCACAGCCAGTGCTGCCTGAACCGTTGAATGGATCCAACACACGGCCACCAGGCGGTGTGATCAGTTTAATCAAATACTTCATCAGTTCTATGGGCTTGACTGTGGGGTGATTGTTGCCCACATTGGCTGCTGGTGTATTGGCAATAATCTTTTCTTTAAGTCTTGCGGCATTGCCACCTATACTTGGATCCCATAATGGATGCTTTTTAATATCATCTGGGTGTGTGCTGCCAATATATCCTACTGGCTTGTCCCTATTGTCAAAACCAACTGCCATCCTATTACCATCTGGGCCATAAGCACCCTGAACCGCCCCAAACATAGCGGCAGGCAGTTCGTGTCCAATGTGCCGTTCGGCTCGGCCAACTTTGGGACAGTAGAAATACTTTTGATATTCTTCTTCAATCTCACCTATGACATTTGAGGGGAAGCGACCTTTGAGTTCTGCTGAAACATCTACGCTAGTATCATACTCTACTTTCTTTAACATTCTTTCCTTGCCCTGTGCTTCACTTAGAATATTATTAAATGTTCCTTCTCCCTTAGAGAATCCAGCGTGATATTTTTTCACCCATTCAAGCTGAGGATCAGCATCATCATAGGGTATTCTTGTAGCATCAATGTGCAAGGCACCCACACCCCACTCCTGACAGTTGCGAGCTATGCTGAGTTGGATAGGCTTGCGTGCCAACACTATGGGTTCGTGTGCGGGCTTGAGTTGTGTGCCCCAACCTGACCAGGCT